GTAGTAAGGTCAGTAATACCGATACCCTTATCCATATCACCGCTATCGAATTGTTCATAGACATTGTGACCTGTTTCAAACTCACGTTTGACTGTCACTTTCTCACCGCTGGTGTCATACTCAGTCTTAATCATTTGAGTAGGTACTGCCACACGACGCTGTCCCATCTTGACCTCCCACATAAATTCGTCGTAAGTGGTATTGATGAAGTCCATCGTAGTTTTAGCGTTGTCAAAAATAGACAAACCTAGAGGACTGTTAATATCCTTGTTATTCATTCCAGGCGGTTTCAAATACGTAAATAGCGGTCTTGTAAGTCCGTTTAGTGTGACAGTTTCCTCTAAATCCTCATAGAGCATTGATAGAGGTACACGTTGACCGATACGAGTTTTAGACTCAGATTCGTATAGCTCATTAGTTATCGTGTAACTGTCCTTAGTCCACTCATGAAATTCAATCAGACTGTAGTATTTTACTTTCTGCCCCTCGGTCTTGAGTGTCTTAGTCACGATTGCAGCACTGGATACATCTTGTGTGTTTGATTGCAGTGGCAAGAAGACTGGTGCTTGCACAAACGACACTCTGACACGGTCTTCATCAACGTATGGACGCATAGCCAGACCACCGAGGGCAAGACAGCTCTCTAGGTAGCGTTCAAAGTTCTTGCTAAATCTGTCAGTCTTAAGCGTCTCATTGATGAATGTATCAGCCGTTTCGTTATCGACTTGAATCTTAGCTTGCTCATTGAATACGAGACTAGCAACTTTCTTCGATGCGGTGCGTCCAATAGGCAAGTGATTGAAGTCACGTTTTAGTTGCGTTCCGTTGCTATCTCGATAGCTGACACGGTCGAAGCTACCTGCAAAATAGCGTAGATTATCCATGATACGATTGTATTCTTCTGGTGAAATCGCAATCTTAGGGTGGTCGGTGATACTGTTTAGACTTTGGTTAGTCATAACATAATTACTCCTTNACTGTGTTCCATTGCTATCACGATAGCTGACACGGTCAAAACTACCTGCAAAATAGCGTAGATTATCCATGATACGGCTGTATTCTTCTGGTGATATCGCAATCTTAGGATGATCTGTGATACTGTTTAGGCTTTGATTAGTTATCACGTAATTACTCCTTTTGAATATGTTCTTAATGGTCTGTATAATTCCCATTAGTAGCTCCTTTAAGCCTTCAAATCTAGTTCTCTAGCGTTGTCTAAAACGAAGTATTTAAATTCATCGACTGTGTGGTCATCCTCTTTGATAACTTTAGGGTCGTCTGTGTGTATCGTTTTTTCATCGTAGCGATACATCTTGTGTTCCTCGTAGAATATCTTGTTAGCTGGTATATCCAGATAATAGAAACGCCCCTCAGCTAACAAGCTGATAACCATATCAATCATGGTCTGGTTCTTCTTCTTAGCTACCGGATGCCATCGCTCACCAAAATCCTTGAAGTATTGGTTTCTCAAAGCACCTTCAGCGCTATCGATAGTCATGCGTAGCTTTGGCACTCGGTACTGTTTGAGTACCTTGTCGATGAAGTTACTAACCATTACAGTTAGCTCACTCGGTGCCTTCTTGATTACTTGACCGGCTGGACTGTAATAGAATGTATCTAACAGAATTACATTGCCCTTTGCAGTAAGTCCATAAGCACCGCATGCAGTGGCTGATTGCTGGTGCCCTGTGTCGAGTGCAAAAGATATCCCGATAAGCCTATCGTCTGTTGGCAAGCTGTCGATAGCATGAAACGTGCTCATGTTGTAGACCTGATTACCAAGTCCAACCGCTTCACCTAAGTATAAGTAGCGATAGTAGTCGTAATCATTCTGCTTAATGCGTTCGATATCTTCCAGCATTTGCTCAGTCACGAACCCTAACTTATCGTCCAGATATGTGCTTGAATGTGCTAGATAGTTGTCGTTAGTCTTGATGTCCTCAAACCATTCGTTTATCCAGCTATAGGGATTTCTAGGCGGGTTATAAGACCAGAAAAATTGCACGAAGGGAGCCTTGTCATGTTTCTGACGCATGAAAGTAACGTTAGACTGGTCAAAGTCCTCAGCGTCGTTAAACTCAGCCGCTTCTTCGTACCAGACCGCTATGATATTCCCGATGTCATTTGATTTCAGTTTCTGGAAATCGTCTTGGCCGTAGAAGTAGAATGTCGAACCTGTACGTTTATGAACTATCTTAAACGGGCTTACAGTGGCTCTAAACTGGCTATCCAGACCAAATAGACTAATGGCCCATTGAACCTTATTAAAGACGCTGTCACGGATCGTATTAGCTACTTTCCGAATGACTACCACGTTAGCTTTTTCACCTTGCATGATGTACTTAATCATCATATAGACAAGCTTCAGCACGATAACAGAGGATTTGAAAGAGTTCCGTCCACCTTTAAGCACGTTGTAAGGCTTTTGAGACTGCCAAACCGTTTTGAAATGCGGGTTAACGTTTTTCTGAATGTCAATCGTTGCCATCTGGGATATCCTCCCATGCGTTTATGATATTAACGTTCATAGTTCCTTCAACACCGCTGTCAAGTTGTTCTCTTAGCTTTCTGATTTCAAGCTCCAACTTCTCGGACTGCTTAGCCGTTGGATAACGTTTCAAGATTTCAACAATTGCCTTGATAACTGTATTGTTGTCAGCCTTCTTCATCAACCTTTCAACTTCACCAGTCAATGGATTCATCATCAAGACTTCTTCGTCTCGTTTCCCTCTAGCAATGTCGGATAGAATGGACAAGGCTTCTTTTGCATCCATGATATTCTCATCGTGCATTTTTTCAACTTCGACTTGGATAAAGCGTTTAATCTCAACATTTCTCAACAGTCTTTCACTCTGGGAGCTTGCTGTTCTTTCGCTATACCCAGCATTGATCGCTGCCTGTGTGCCATTCCCTAGCTTGATGTATTCGCTAGCAAATAATTTCTGTCGTTGATTTAGCCCAATATGTCCACCTCCTTCTCTGCCAGTTTTTTGTGCATAAAAAAGACAACCCACAAAGTGAGCTGTCTCTGATTTTCTTCGATAATATAATAATACCACTTTAAACAGTTGTAAGATACCGTGCTTTATCCGTCAAAATACCGTCATTTCAACACTCTACAACTAATTTGCCATCTCTATACAATTCAGCAAATGCTAGGATGGCATTATTTAGCAATTCTTGAAAGGCTGTTCTTTCAAATCCAATCCCTTGGGCGATTTGCCAGTTTGGTTTAGGTGGATAAGCTAGATATTTTTCTATTAGTATTCTGCGATAGTCTGGACGATATAGCCCGCTAACTGCTTGTTCTATGGCTTCAAGCTCGTTCATTGCATCAACACGCCTTACTGCAATATTCTCCACAGGTCTACTTACTCCACTACCACCTCTTGGCATGAAGGTGAACTCTTGTGTTATCTTTTGTTCAGCGCTATCGTGTGCAATCTCTCGCCATCGTGGATATTCTCGAAGTTTGCGCTTGCAACGTTTGATTGTTGCTTTTTCATCAATTTCCGGCAATAGCATTGTTCTATCCTCTTTGATATAATAGTTATATCGTGTTCAAAGAGTGCCGGCCATTGTGTCGGTCTTTTTTATTTTAGCTCAAGAAACGTTAAGAGATTTTATTGAAAAGATAGAATACGTATTTATTCTTGGGGTGTTTCTCAAGCCTTTTATCACCTTCTTCCTAGCCATCGACACCAGCAAGGTCTTTGGCTATTTTGTAATGCAAGATATCAATAAGAAAGAGGGTTTTTCACATCCTTTTTTCTTAAATTTGCTGGGTTTGTTCGGACAAGGCCAGTCAGCTTGTCCTGTGTCGAAAAAGTGCTCAAGCCACTAAAAATCTTTATTCATTTTTTATTTTTAGTGTATTTGACAGACAATGACTGGCAAGAGGAATCGAACCCCTTATGCAACCATTCCAGCCTGCGATAGATAAAATCATTATGGAGATATTTCTCCTTTTCAAGAATAAAGTAGTAGAATTATGGAAATTTTATCCAGTTTCGCATTGTGCATCCACGACCAGTCACGCTTCCGCTGATTTGAATGAAAAAATACAAAAGGATTCCTCTTTTCCGTATATAGATTGACTGGTAATAGCTAGCGAGGGAGTCGAACCCTCATGAACCGTTCTAGCTACACGCCTAGTGCATAGGCTGTATATAAGGCTTTTCTGACCGTGGTCTTCTCACGTCCTACCTTGCCTTTAGTTCTATATTCTAGGGTTATGCGGTCAACTTCGTTGTCTAGTTTCTCAGACCATTCGTAGTTATTGAAGACATAATCAATAATCTCGCTAANGCCGTGTATAAAGCACGCTTAACGCTGGGTTTCTTGCGACCTAACTCGCCTTTAGTGCGGTATTCAAGGACAATGCGGTCAACTTCATCGTCCAATTTCTCAGGCCATTCGTAGTTATTTAAGACATAATCAATAATCTCGCTAAATAACTTTCTCGAAAGTAACCCTTCCATTTGGATTGCTTTCAAAGGTGCTAGAGCAGCTTTTTCCGCATAGCACAGATTGAGGGCGTTTTGGGTTCTGTTAGCATTTTTCTGGTCGCACCCTTTAACCTCTCTAATGTAGTTATTTATGCCGTTAGGGTGTTCCTTGCGTAGTTCTTCCACTTCCTCTTGAAACCGTTTAAACAGTCCCTCTGGCAGTCCTGCGTTGGTTTTCTCCAACACTGGGCGCGTGGTTTTACCTCTTGTGTAATTAGTAGACAGATAATCTTGCAGGTCGTTGAATAACTCATCGGAAATAATGCCTTCTAATCTGTCGACAGTCGCTGGTGAGATTCTCGCACGCTCAACGACTGCACTATTAAACGCTTGATAAATGATGCGAGCTTGTAACTCACTGCACTGCTTGACCTCTTGGAAATATTGCTTATAAGAGCCTTTTTTGTGTGTTTTTCTTAGTGCTGCATGTTCGCTGACCAGCCGTTGATACAGCTCTGGTGTCAGTCCGGAATATTTGTAGGTTTTACTCATGAGCTTACCTCTGCCAGTTTCGGATTAGTGTAGATATTGCCGATGGTTTCGATTTCGAAAATATCCGTGTTAAACAAATCGTATAGAGGGGTTTCTTCGACTTCTCTTTTGATTTCCTTAGAGATAAACATCGCCTTGTCTTCGTTGAAAGATACAACTTCCAACCAGCTTGATAGGTTGGTTACTCTTAGGATGTCCCCCTCAAAGATTTCTTTGCCATTCTTGTCTCTCAATCCTGTTGATTGCATAAGTTCGATGTTGTCAAAACCATAGGTATATATATCCCTTTCAACCGGCAATCCATCTTCAAAATAGATTTTTTGTGCGTCTATTTCTTCATTCTCGTAATCAATAGCAAGAATATCTTCTGAAAGAATCAAACGTCGTTCTTGCTTTGACCAAGCCCTAAAATTTGGAATCATTGTCCCCGCCCCCTCAAATAGCTCGGAATATCATCCCCGACTTGCACGCTGTCATACTGTTCCTTGCTTACAAGGAATTTCCCGTAAGCACCGCAATCAAGCGTGTAGAGCTTGCCTACCATAGATTTTCCAGTAACCTTGCCATGTAATTCAACGGCATTGTCAGCTTTATGGATAACCACTGTCTCGATAGGTCGGTTGACCACTCGCAACACTGTAGTCACGTTAATTGCTAGCGACACCACTAGCAGAACTGTGGCGACTGCCAGGTCGTTATAAATCACTTTCTTTAACGAATGTTCCATTTACCATCTTTCCTTTCCGATTCTTGATTTCCTCGTATGCAATGCTTAGACACTCAGTTACATCAAGGTCTAATTGATGTGCTAGCACGATAATCGTTACTAGCGTGTCACCGATTGCGTCTTTGAGTGCTGCTTGCGGTTCCGTGAATTTCGTCGGTTTCAAGAGTACATCCCGAATTTCTCCGACTTCCTCAGTAATACGCATCCACTGAATCTTTGGGTCTGCTTGCTTTAAATTGCGTTCGTCTGCCCAGTGGTTGACCTTGTCGATTAGTTCTGACATACTGTCATACGTCGGTTCTTCAGGCTCTGCGATAAATACGAGTTTTACCATCACTCCACCTCCTTAACTTCCACGCCTTCACAAGAGAATACCCAGCCGAAGCCGTTTGATTCAAGCTCTTTGCGGGTGTGGTGTGCTCGAAATCTTTCAAGTTCTGTTTTCGATGCAAAAAGCCATTTTTGAGTTTTTGTATCTCGATTGAGGTATTTACTGTATCCGTCAATTCCTTTAATCCGAACCGTATATCTAGGTTCGCCCTCGACTTTATACCCGTTAACCCACGCCTTGGCAAAAATATTAACTTTCTCTAAAATCAACCAATCGCCAATTCGTCCTTCTGGTGCTTCGTTTACAGCTCCCACCACCGTGTAATCCCCCTCTCTCTTCACCTTTTCAAGATAATCTGCGATATAGTAGGGAATTACTGGTTTAGGAACAAACGAATCATATAAGTCTTCTGCGTAAGCTACCGAAATTCGTGCTACCTTCGATAGTTTCTGTACTGCTTCATCCTTGTTCATCATTGCTAATTTCCTCCATCCAAACAGTTGCATCATCCACTGCCATGCTTAACTTCTTCAACGCTTCTAAGTGTTTTAGTGCCTTGTCCTTATCTGTGAAATGGCACTCCATAACGTCATCCATTGTGCGTGCTACTCTTACTATCCACCGCATTCGACTAACTCCACTGTATATAGCTTAGAGTTGCGATATTTAACACCTCGTAAGCGATGTAGCTCGTTGATAGCGTCATTCTTGTTGTTAAAAATATGCTCACTATCTGGCATGTTGTCGTAATATACGATTACTTTGTATTTCATAGCTTTACTAATCTCCTTCCGTTTTCACTTGTTCTTCGAGCGTACACCGGCGTACCGTAGTGACTAACACTATTTACTGACACACCCAATTGTGCAGCGATTTCACGTTTAGTTCCCATTGCCAATAGCTCTTCACCTTTATACAAGGCGTACTCTTTTACTTGCATAATTCCATCATCCTCGTTAGTAATTCTTCATCCGGTAACTGTTCAAGTGTCAGAATACGATTGAGCTTCTTAATGCCGATGCCCAACTTAATGCTGGTAAGTTCCATGTCCTTGCGATTAGACCAAAACCACCTCGAAAACTCTTGTGTCTGAGCTAACACGCTAGTGTGCCATAATTGCCCGGTGCATATACACCAACCAACTTGTCCTTGTATTTGCTATTCATTCCAACTCCTTGATTTCAAATTCAATGCGTGGGTTAGGACTGTACTTCTTGCGAGCTCTTAAATCGCACACAATACTGTCATCCGTCCAGACTATGCCCTTCTTGTCAACTTTGTTATAACCAGCGTTTGAGATGCTATCAAAGAGCGCTTTTACCAGATTATCAACGTCCGGGATTTTCGCATGCCAAAGCGTTTCATCCATGAATTTCTTGAATGCGTCCCACGTTTTAGCTCTAGCTTTTGGCGTGGGCTTTTTTGATACGCTCAAAGGCGCTTTCATGTAAAATGTCACATCGACTGAAATCGGCCCATCAAAGAATTGCCCGTCATATTCTTGTTCGATAAGTTGAGAACACTGACGACGCCAAGCCTTCATTTTTGGGTCTTCATAAGTTCCGAACTTGCTGAATCGTGGCCTTGTTTGTGGTTTAGGCTCGATGTTTAAAATCATTTTCATATTTTCACCTCTAAACCAATACCACTTTGTAGCCATCCACGCTCTTGCCCTGCTTCAGTTTACCGCTTAGAAAGCTGTGGTTCATGCCGAGGAAACGACTAGCATCCGCCAAGCTGTTAAAATGATGTTCCACGCCATTAGACGTGTCTTTTAAGACGACTTTTTTATTCCAACTCATTAAACCTGTTTTATAGGCGTGTCTTTGGTTTTCTGATCTAGTCACCCATTCAAGGTTATCTATCGAGTTATCTAGTGGGTTTCCGTTTTTGTGATTTACAAAGCCTTTGTTTTCTGGGTTAGGGGTAAATGCAGTAGCTACCAATCTACTTACAAGGTGCGTTTTCACAACGCCATCTTTCCACAATTTCACTCGCTTGTCGCTGTGTGCGCTTCTTACTCGTCTTTGTATCTGCGGCTTGATTTCTCTGCGTTTCCAGACACGCTTTCTAATTCTTCCGTGCCAATTGCTGTAAGTTACTTTCCCTTCACACGACCAAATTGTGCCATCGGAACATGCTTCATAGATACCCTCGTAGCCTTTTACTGGTTTAAATTCCATTTATTCTCCTTTCTTAGAAGGGAAGTGAAGAGCTATCGATATCCATAGGGTTTGCGTTCCCGTAAGGCCCTGCATAGCCGTTGTCATTGCTAAACGCTCCAGACGTGTTGCCTTGATTTGCATTACTGCCTTCACGCGCCGCTCGGCTTTCTAGCATTTGGAAGTTCTCAGCGACAACCTCAGTTACATACACCCGTTGACCTTGCTGATTCTCATAGCTACGGGTCTGGATGCGTCCAGTAATGCCAATCAATGCGCCTTTTTTAGCCCAGTTAGCCAAATTCTCAGCTTGCTGGCGCCAGATAACGCAGTTGATAAAGTCCGTTTCACGTTCGCCGTTAGCGTCCTTGAAGTTACGGTTAACCGCTAGGCTAAATGTAGCTACTGCAATATTGCTGGTCGTGTATTTTAGTTCTGGGTCACGAGTTAAGCGCCCAACAAGACAGACTGAATTCATCATGTTTTTAGTTCTCCTTTCAAGTGTTTAAAAAGTCATCCAGTGTTAGAACCTCATGCAGCTTTTTTTGTGACTTGCAATAATCACAATGCCCACACTTCTTAGGTTCTTCGTTTCCAAGTGACACTTGATACACTCTGGGAGCGTGTTCTGTGATGTAATTTAGCCCCTCTGCAAGCCATTCTTCAGTAAGTTCGATGATTTCCTTATCTGGTTGTTTTTCTTTCGAGACTGCCACGATAAAAGGTTTAAATGTCGGGTAATCCATTTGTCGTAGGAGCTCTAAATAAGTTCCTAGCTGGACATGGTATTGGAACCCTAGAATGTTATTGACTGCCGTCGGTACTTTGGCACGCAATTCCTCTGACCATTCCTTAGTCCAGATGGATTTCATGGTTTTCAAATCGACTACATAGCCTTTTGAAAAATTGATACTATCCAGCTTTCCCTTGAATGGCACGCCAGCGATAAAACCAGTGACAATCTTTTCCTTTTCGACCTTATCGCCTTTTTTTCCGTGATAGAGATTGTTGAAAAGTGTATCATCCTTCAATGTGTCGATAACTTTTTCAGCCAGTTTAAAATCAGATAGCAATCCGTAAGGTTTGCGACTTGAGAACAAAGCCTTTTTGTTATCCTCTTTAAATTTTTCATGAGCTTCTTCGCTCTCGAAGTAGCTATGAACGTAATTTCCGAATAGCAACGGCTTTTGATCTCGTTCATCATCCCATGTCCCGTCATCAATGGCTTTAGCACGGGCTTCACATTTCATATATTCCTTGAATCGACTTACAGACATATAGGTTTTGTCAGAATAATAATTATCATCCGTCAAGATTGTTAGTTCAGTCATTTTCTACCTCTTTGATTTTGGTTGAATCACCTTCGAACAAACTGACTTCTTCGATGATTTCACCGGTTTCAGAATCTACACTTTTTTCTGTTTCAGATTCAGCTTCATCGCTCATAAGGTCGCCTAAAAGCGTTTGGGTGTCCTCGTTTTTTGGCGTAACATCGATAGGATCAGATTTAACTTCCTCAGTTTGATTGTCCGAAATAAGTCCTTCTTGCATTTCTGTCGAAAGCGGGGCATACTTGCTCAAAATGCTCTTGAGCACAGTTTTTTGAGCCATAGCGTCAAAATCAGTAGACCAAGGCCCTCTTGCGTAAGTCTTTGAAAAGCGTTTCCCGTGTGATTCTGCTTGTTCTTTTGTCCAGAATGTCAGCTTTTTAAAGCCGTTTACGAGCTCGAAGGTGGCAAAATAGCCATACACTTCATCTTCTGGTTGGGTAAAGTCAATGTCCAATGTTTCAAATAGAGGATCGTATGATTTGAATTGTGCCTTGTAAACCTTGCCGGAATTAATAGCCTTAAACTGACCAGAGCGGATAGCTAGCTGGATAAGTCCTTTGTAGCCAAGCTGAAACTGTGCATCTTGTTTGTATGGCACGATGTAAGCAAAGCCCAAACTTGGCTCGATAGGTAGATTTAATACCGCTGCTTTCATTGCCGCTGTCATAATCGAGGTGTTACTTGCCCGTGCTAGTAGATTGTTGTTGTTCACGATTGATAGCAAACTTGCCGTAAATTGTCGCTCGTTTCCGTTCAACACCTCTTGGAATTTTTGTTTAACTGCTGGGGTGTTGAAAAAATCTTTGTGTGCTAATTGATTTGTCATGCTTCGTCTTCCTTTTTGTTTTGAATGCCCCTATTTCTCGATTTAAGGGGTCTCTTATCGTTTTTAGGTGGTAGCTAGATAATTTATACCCCCTACACTTTTAAATTGATTACAGACGATTTTAGGCGTGTTTTCGAACGTGCTGATTAAATACCACCTTCGAGCGGTAGCAGAACGCCATATATTCGTTTAATTTCTCGATAAACGAATACAGATCTAAATCATCCATCATTTTCTGTTTATGTTCCTCTGAAAACAAAAGTCCATGAATACGCTCGTAGTCTTCAAAGAGTTTTAGTTTTACTTCCGTTTCTGTCAAAACATCATCCTCTTGTCTTGTTGCGTTTTGAATTGATAAACATGTT